ATTAAGTGGTTTGATTTTGAAGACGTAGAGCAGGTTGTAAAATCTCATATTGCCCAGAAGTGGCACATGTGGGATCAGACGAGACCTCTTGAGCCTTGGTTGAGTCGAGTTATTACCAATAGGATGTGGAATCTTATAAGGAATCATTATGGTTCCTATATAAAGCCTTGTTCTACATGCATACACGCTAGAGATGAGTTGTGCGCCAAAACAAAGAGTGGTAATCAAGATGTTAGCTGTAAAGATTTTGCTAAATGGTCAAAAAAGAAAAAATATGGCTTAGAGCTTAAAACAGCCGGGAGTTTGGATGAAACTGACTCAATCGGCAATGTTAGGTGTAATTCTCATTTTGATTATGATGGCCACATTGACAAGTTGAATCAGGAAATGCGAAACAGACTTAGCGAAAAACATTTTACTGCATATCATATGTTATACTTTGAGGAATGTTCTGAGGAGGATATTGCTATTTTCATGGGATACAAGATCACAGACGCGACCCGCAAGACGGGATACCGTCAGGTTAAGAATCTAAAGAATAAATTTCAAGAAATGGCGATATCGATATTGAAACAAGAAGACCCGAAAAAATGAAATTAACAAAAGAACAGCAGAAATTTTTGGAGGAAAACGCGAAAGATATGTTGGACCTTAATGATTTGACACAAAAATGCTTCAAAGATGATAAATTAGATGGCCGCAACAAAGAGGGGAGAGCTGTGAGAAAGTTTTTGATTGAGAATGATATTGATTATAAAACAACAGCCAGAGCGCCAACAGACAAGATAGATTTAACAGATCAACAAAAAGAATTCATATTGGATCAAGCTCAAGAAGGTTTGTCCTCCCTTGAGATAGCGAAGCTTATATTCCCCCAAAAACAAATAAAACCTTTAAGTAATGAGCAGAGAACAGTGCTTTCTTATATTCATGAGATAAACCCTGATTTTGTTCCATCGCAAGAGTCTGGCGCGGTCAATGATTATTCATCACCGAAAAGCGCTAGTAGGATCGTAAAGAAAATAAATGATGCTACAGGTATAGGTCTAGAAGAAAGTAAATTAAATAGGCAAAAACAAATTTGTATAGAGAAACTTCGCATCAACTTGTCCAATAGCAGATTTTTAAAAATCATCAATAATTATTTAAACAAGCAAGACAGGGAGTTGTTCGAACAGGAGTTCATCCGATTAAGTTGGGATAAGCCCGATTTGACCGCTGACGAACTCAATCTATACTTAAACGTATGTAAAGAAGTTATTAACTTAGAGGTTGTTTCAGCGCATCTCAATAAACTTAATGATATGTTCGATGTCGCAGACGATCAAACTGAAATGACTGTCCGGCTAGCTGAGATTATCAAAGCTAAATCACAAGAATATCATCAATGTGAGACCCGCATTGAGAATTTGACGAAAAAACTTCAGGGTGACCGTGCGGAACGCATGAAGAAGAACCAAAAAGACAACGCTTCGTTTTTAGCTATCGTTCATATGTTCCAAGAAGAGGAGGAACGAAAGAACATGGTTCGTATGGCAGAGATGCAGAAAAAATTAATTAAAGAAGAAGCCGAGCGGATGGAGGGTATGGCAGAGTGGAAGGCTAGAATCTTAGGTATAAGCAAAGACGATGCAATTTGAATGTCAAGAGTGCGGAAAGACCTTTGAATCGCAGAGAGGGCTTCATATGCACATTAAAGCGCATAATATGCTCCTTGGTGAGTATTACGTCAAACATTACCCACGTTTTGACAAACTTACAGAGAAGCCTATAGAATTTAAAAATGCGAAACAGTATTTTTCTATGGACTTCAATAGTCCTGAAAATATGAGGCGTTGGTGTCTTCAAGCCCCAGAAGATGAAACAAAAAAATATGTATTGGAGAAATTTCAAAAACGACTAGAGAAAAAGAACCTAAGACACGGTCCATCTAGTTTATACCTCAAGACTGGGGATTGGCCAACGTTAGACATAATCAAGAAACTTTTCGGCAGTTACACGGCATTGTGTGATACGTTAGGGGTTGAGCCAGCATATAATAAAAATTTGTGTAAGGAGTTTTTTGAAAATTGTAATAATGCGGAAATATGGATCGATACTAGGGAGAATAAACCTTTGTCTTTCGAAAACTCTCTTATTCATAAATTAGACTTTGGTGATTATACTCTGCCCCCACAAAACTATACATATACTCACGTTGAACGTAAATCCTTTAGTGACTTTGCAGCTACAGTGACAAATGGTTATGATAGGTTTCTGAGAGAGATAGAACGGTGTAAGAGTTTGGGGTGTTATTTATTTATTGTTGTTGAGGCTGATTATAGAGATCTTTTTAAAATAAATCAGTCAGTTTATAAAAAATTTAATATGAAGTATGTTTTCAGTCGCCTTCGGGCTATTGAGGAACAATTTAGTGACTGCTGTCAATTTGTGTTCAGTGGTTCTAGGAAAGATAGTGAGGAATTAATACCCAAGATCCTCCACTGTGGTAAAAAACTTTGGAAAGTTGATTTACAATATTTTTGGGAAAAAGAATTAGAAAAAAATGGCTTGGATAGACGGGAATCAGGAACTCTACAAGAAATTCAAGAAAGTAAACCAAGAGGTTCTTTCAAAAGAAGGTTATATCGAAGAAGGAGAGGCTAAACTCCTTCTATATAAATTTCTTAGGGATAACCCTTCATTCACTTGTGAGTTATTCACAGGTGTGAAGTTATTTCCCTTTCAGCATATGGCCATCAAATCTATGATGGAAACAGACTACTTTTTAGGAATCTGGAGTCGAGGCATGAGTAAATCATTCTCAACTGCTGTATTTGCTATCTTAGATGCTATTATGAATCAAGGAGTTCAGATAGGTATCATATCCAAGTCTTTTCGTCAGGCTAAGATGATTTTCAAAAAGATTGAGGATATTGCTAAAAGCCCTAAAGCAGAGTTTCTATCTCAATGCATAACTAGGACATCTAAAATGAATGATGAATGGGTTATGGAAATAGGCACTAGTAGTATCAGAGCGTTGCCTTTGGGTGATGGAGAAAAGCTGCGAGGCTTCCGATTCCAGAGAATGATCATAGATGAGCTTCTCCTGATGCCTGAGAAGATTTTCAACGAGGTTATCATGCCATTCCTATCTGTCGTTGAGAATCCAACTGAGCGCCAAGAAACGTATGATATAGAGACGAAGATGATCGAAGAGGGGGAGATGGAGGAAAGCGAAAGGACTCGTTGGCCAAATAACAAAATTATTGGTTTATCTTCTGCATCCTACAAATTTGAATACCTTTATAAGCTTTATCAACAATATGAGAGCTTAATCATTAATGAGAACAAGCAAGACGGCGCTCATCGTGTGATTATGCATTTTAGTTATGATTGCGCCCCTGACCAGCTATATGATCAAAATTTGATTAATCAATCTAAATCAACAATGAGTCAATCTCAGTTTGATCGAGAGTTTGGAGCTGTGTTTACAGATGATAGTTCTGGTTACTTCAAAGTTAGTAAAATGGCTTCTTGTACTATTCCTGATGGAGAAGGTCAATGTGTTGAGGTCATTGGAGACCCCTCCTCGAAATACATATTGGCATTTGACCCTTCTTGGTCTGAGAGCGAAAGCTCAGATGATTTTGCTATACTTGTAATAAAAGTCCACCCAGACACTAGAAAGGGTACTGTAGTGCATAGCTATGCTGTTTCTGGCTCTAGCTTACAAACACACATAAGATATATGGCATATCTGTTAACTAACTTCAATATTGAGATGGTTGTAGGTGACTACAATGGAGGTGTCCAGTTTTTGAGCGCGTGTAAGGAAAGCGGCATATTTAAAAAAGAAAAATTAAAAATAGATACTGTAGAAGCTGAATTAGATAACCCGAAAGATTATCAGAAAGGGATTAGGCAGTTAAAGAACTCAATAGATAAATCTTCTAGAAAATATGTGTTCTTAAGGAAGCCTAGTTCTACATGGATTCGTTTCGCTAATGAGAGCTTGCAATCTGCATTTGATCATAAACGGATATTCTTCGCTGGTTCAGCTATGGATGAGAACTACAACTTACAGAGAAAAGCTAATATCCCCATTGAGAATTTAAAGTTCTTGAGAAATCAAGATGCGGAAGAAAAGAATAAGGGAGCTAAGATGATCGATTTTGTAGAGCATCAGAGAGATATGATGGATCTTATGAAAGTACAATGTGCTTTAGTGCAGGTTACCACATCTCCACAAGGGACACAGAGTTTTGATCTCCCGCCCAACTTAAGGAAGCAGCGGGGAGCCGATAAAGCCCGGAAAGATTCATATTCTGCCTTGGTTCTAGGTAACTGGGCCATGAATGTTTACTTCGATATGTTAGAGGATAATGGGTCTTCAGTTACAGAAACTTTCACCCCAATGTTTATTTCTTAACTTTTAAAAGTTAGAAAGTTACTTTTGGTGTAATATAATTATACAATGGCTAGGAAGTATACAAAAAAATCTGATTACTGGAAAAAATTCCAAAGCAACGATAGTTTGCAGCAATTATCTCAAGCCCGAAATACTGAAGAGTCTTACACTCCAGAGCTATTAGGTGAATCTTTTTACACCTCTGACGCTTCCTATAAAAAAGTGTCTAAAGCTAGGACTAACAGGGCGGGGACTACTAATTCCGCTAGAGTTAACTCTTCAGCTATGAGGACAACTATAGATAGGTTTTCTAGTATCCGTAAAGGGTTGCTACCTTATGAGTATGCCGGAGATGGAGTGAATGTCCGGGAAGGTATTGAACTTTGTCAAAAAGCTTATGCTAATGTCGCGGTGTTCAGAAATGCGATAGATGTTATGTCTGAGTTCGCGAACACAGAGATTTACCTAGAGGGTGGCTCTAAAAAAAGCAGGGAGTTCTTCCAGCAGTTTTTCAAGCGGATAAACTTACAAAATTTAAAAGATCAGTATTTTCGAGAGTACTACCGGAGCGGTAACATCTTTCTCTATAGGTTCGACGGAGAGTTCGAAGCTGAAGATTACGCCCGGTTAATGAATCAGGTTGGAGCTATCAACCCGACAGCAAACAAAATACCAGTAAAGTATGTTGTCCTTAACCCTTTCGATATCGTATCTAAAAGGGCTACAA